GCCGAGCGATATGGTGGACTGCTGTCGGCGCACAATTTCAGCAGCCATTTGTATTTAAGACACTATTTTCAAAAGAGCCTATTATGTTCGGGGATATGTGCGAAACTAAGTCAGTAAGCACAGCTTTATATTTGGACATGAATGAGAGTCTTCCTGAAAATGAGCATGACTATCATTTTATAGGAAAAGTAGGTCTATTCTGTCCTATGATGCCTGGTGCAGGAGGTGGAGAACTTTGCAGAGAAAAAGATGGAAAGTATTATGCCGCCGTTGGCACAAAGGGATATCGTTGGATGGAAAGCGAAATGGTTAAAGAGTTGCACAAAGAGGACATGATTGATAAGTCGTATTATATTAAGCAAATTGATGAGGCAATAGCGGCTATTAATACTTATGGTGCATTTGAGCAATTTGTCGAATAAAAAAGGAGGCAAAAAAGATAATGGGTATTACAGTTCGCCCGTGGAAGAAAGAAGATAGGCGTCGGTTTAAGCGTTTAGAGAATGAGCAGGCAAAGGAGCATGCTTTAGAAAAAATTCATCAGAAAGTAAATAAGAATAAGGAGGAGAACGAAGATGAATGGACAGGTAGGAACTATTAAGATTGAAGGCGCAAAATTGATGTATAAGAATTTTGCGGGTAAAGCAACGAAGTTTAGTCCGGAAGGAAGAAGAACCTTTTGCGTAGCTTTGGACCAGGATTTTGCGAATAAGCTGGCTGAAGATGGCTGGAACATAAAGTATCGAGTTCCTAAAGATCCGGATGAAGATCCGCTTCCTTATATTCAGATAAAGCTTAATTTTGCGGGTCCATATCCTCCAACCATATATTTAATATCGGGGGATAAAAAAACAAAAATAGATGAAGATTCTATAAACGTACTGGACTTTGCAGAGATATTAAATGCCGATTTGGTTGCTCGTCCTTATATGTGGACAGTCGGAAATAAGTCGGGTCTTGCCGCATATTTGAAGTCTTTATATGTTACTGTTGCTGTTGACGAATTTGAGGCAAAGTATATGGATATTCCGGAAGATGTTAACGATCCGGAGCTTCCTTGGGTTGAGGAGTAATGGCAATTAATCTTTTTGACTATCAAATAGATGCTGTCAAAAAGATGAAAAACGGTTGCATTCTTTGTGGCGAGGTCGGTTCTGGTAAATCCATTACTGCCCTCGCCTATTATATTTATAGTCAAAAAGCAAACTTAGACTTCGAATACAAGAAAGGTCCTTTAAAGGATTTATATATTATCACAACTGCCAGAAAAAGAGACACGTTTGAGTGGGATAAAGATCTGTCACATTTTTGTTTGTCTCGTGATAAATCAGTAAATGGATATTTAAATACAGTTGTAATAGATTCTTGGAATAACATAAAAAAGTATAAGAATGTTGTCGATTCGTTTTTTATATTTGATGAGCAGCGTCTTGTTGGTAGCGGAGTTTGGGTAAAAACGTTTTTAAAAATAGTAAAAAGAAATAAATGGATCTTATTAACAGCAACACCTGGTGATACTTGGTCCGATTATATTCCAGTGTTTGTAGCTAATGGCTTCTATCGCAATAAAACGGAGTTCATGCAAAAGCATGCTGTGTATAATAGATATTCGAAGTATCCAAAAGTTGATAGGTATGTTGGTCTAAGATATTTGAATTACTATAGAAAGGAACTATTAGTCCCAATGAATTACAGGAGTAAGAAATTAAAACTAGTAAAAGATATTTTGGTGAATTATGATTCTGTCATGTATAGAGATGCGATGGTAAGTCGTCGAGATAGAATGACCGGAGAACCATTAGATAACATAGCCAAACTTTGTTTTTTACTTAGAAAAATTACAAACTCTCATTGGAGCCGTCTGGAAGCACTTAATGATATTTTAGAAGAGCATAAGAAGATAATAGTTTTTTATAATTATGATTTTGAACGAGAACTAATCAAGTCATATGGCTATAATGCCACAATTTCAGAATGGAACGGTCATAGCCACGAAGATATTCCATCGGATGATAGGTGGATATATTTAGTGCAATATAGTTCTGGTGCAGAAGGCTGGAATTGCATAGTAACAAATGTTATAGTTTTCTATTCTTTGAGCTATTCGTATAGAATGATGAAGCAAGCCGCAGGAAGAATAGATAGATTAAATTCTCCTTTTAAAGAATTATATTACTATTATCTAAAGTCTAAGTCCCCAATAGACAAGGCTATCAATAAAACATTAGCAGACAAAAGAAATTTTAATGAAAAAGATTTTATAGAAGGAGGAAAAAGGTAGTTCTTGATATTCGTAAAAAATACAAGGACACTTATAGGAGAGGAGAGAGGATTAAACAGGTCCTCTCTTTTTTACTAAAATTCGTTATGCTAGAACGTGATTTTCAAAAGAAACTTATAAAGAAGATACATGATAAATTTCCGGACTCAATAGTGCTAAAAAACGACTCAACTTATATTCAAGGCATTCCTGATCTTTTAGTTTTGTATAAAGAAAAATGGGCTATGCTAGAATGTAAAAGAAAGGATGGCGCACCGGCGAGACCTAATCAGAAATATTACGTAGATAAATTGAATGATATGTCATTTGCTAGATTTATTTCACCAGAAAATGCGGAGGAAGTATTAAATGAACTTCAACAAACATTTGAACCTTGAAGGGCAGCATGCGTTTTTGGGTGCTAGCAAGTATCATTGGATACATTACGATGATGACAAATTGATATCTGCGTATAAGAAGCATTTAGCCACTGAGAGAGGAACTCGGTTGCATGCACTGGCTAAAGAGTGCATCGAAATGGGCGTTAAGTTAAAGGATTTAAAAAAGACTTTAAACTTATATGTTAACGATGCGATAGGCTTTAAAATGACACCGGAGCAGGTTTTATATTATTCACCCTATGCATTTGGAACAGCAGATGCAATTTCTTTTAGAGATGGATATTTAAGGATACATGATTTAAAGACAGGAAGCACACCTGTTTCGATGAATCAGTTGCTTGTTTATACTGCTTTGTTCTGCTTAGAATATGACAAGAAGCCAAAAGATATTTCCGTAGAGTTAAGGATTTATCAGAGTAATGAAGTAGTTGTATTCAATCCTATGCCGGAAGATATTCTTCCCGTTATGGATAAAATTGTAAGATTCGATAAAATACTTTCAGCGATCGACGAGGAGGAGTAAACATGAGTAAAGATTTTCTAGAGCACTATGGAATAAAAAGAAGATCTGGAAGATATCCTTGGGGCTCGGGAGATACTCCTTATCAACATGAGGATTGGCTTAAGTATATTGACAATCTGAAAAAGCAAGGCTATTCAGATAAAGATATTTGCGAAGCTTACAGAGCTGATGGCTATGATTGTACGGTTCAGCAATTAAGAGCTCAAAAGACAATTGCCAGAGAATCTGTTAGAAATGCCGAAAAGCGGAGAGCGATCTCACTTTTTGAAAATGGATATTCTAAAACCAAAATTGCCGATATGCTTCATACAACAGAAGGCACAATTAGAAATTATATTAAAGAGGGCGAAACGGCAAAGCAAGATTCAATTAAAGTTGTTGCTGATATGCTAAAGAATGAGGTTGCCAAAAAGGGTAATATTGATATTGGCTCAGGCACCGCCGAACTTTTAGGCATAACCCAGACAAGACTCAACGCCGCAGTTCAAAGCCTAAAAAATGAAGGCTATGCCGTAAATGACTTATATATTAGGCAGATAACGAGTAAGTTTAATAAAACAACAACTTTAGTGCTTTCGCCTCCTGGTACTACAAAGAAAGAGTTGTATGATAAGGCAGAAGATATTCAGTATGTTGACCCATCAAGCAGCTTTATTAAAACCGTTGGTGGTGTTGGCTCTGAATATTTAGACTCAAATGGAGTTAAGCATATTATTAAGTATCCTAAGTCTATTCCGAGAAAAGATATTCTTGTCCGTTATAAAGAAGACGGCGGGGAAGATAAAGATGGCTTAATTGAAATACGAAGAGGCGTAAGTGACTTAGACATGGGAAATTCATCCTATGCACAGGTTCGTATAGCTGTTGATGATAAGTATTTCATGAAGGGCATGGCAATATATTCAGATGATATCCCAAAAGGCTACAACGTCATTTATAATGTCAGCAAGCACAAGGATGCCCCTGATGAGAAAGTATTTAAGTCCCTAGCCCCTGATCCAACAAATCCTTTTGGCGCGTTAATAGACAGACAAAACTATTATATTGACAAAAATGGAGAAGAGAAGCAAGGTGCATTAAATATTTTAAGAGAAGAGGGTGATTGGCAAAAATGGTCAAAGACTTTGTCGTCTCAGATGTTAGGTAAGCAAGATATTCCACTTATAAAGAGGCAGCTTACCTTAAGCATTGCTGACAGAATTGCTGATCTAGAAGAAATTAGGGAGATAACAAATCCTACTGTAAAAAAACAGCTTTTAATAAAATATGGTGAAACATGTGATGCTGCGGCAGTTGATTTAAAAGCTAAGGCCTTACCTAGACAGTCTAGCCATGTTATATTGCCTGTTCCGTCATTAAAAGATAATGAAATCTATGCGCCTAATTATAATAATGGCGAGAAGGTAGCACTTATAAGGCATCCACATGGCGGGTTATTTGAAATACCTATTTTAAAGGTAAACAACAATAATCAAGAGGCTGTAAAGGCACTCGGCAAGAATCCAGTAGATGCCGTTGGCATTAATGAAAACACGGCAAAGATATTGTCTGGCGCTGATTTTGATGGTGACACGGTTCTTGTTATACCGACTAATTCTAGAGTCCAAATTAGATCCATTGATCGCTCAACGGACCCGGCTCTTTCTAAGTTAAAGGATTTTGATCCTCATGAAGAGTATAAAGGCTATGAGGGCATGAAGATATTGGCCGGAAAAGATAAACAGACCGAAATGGGCAAAGTATCTAACTTGATAACTGATATGACGCTCAAAGGCGCCAACATGGATCAAATAGCCAGAGCAGTAAGATATTCGATGGTTGTTATTGATGCCGAAAAGCATAAACTGGATTATAAGGCTTGTGCTAGAGATAATAGGATCAAAGAATTAAAAGATGAGTTTCAGGGTCGTATTGACCCTAGTACGGGTGAATATAAAACTGGAGCATCAACCCTATTATCAAGGGCTAAAGGAGAAGTTCATATTGAGGAGGTTCAACCTAGATATAAGATCGATCCTGATACCGGCGAAAAGATATTTATCAAAACAGGAAAGATATCATATAAGACGGGTAAGCCCAGGCTACAAGAATCAACCCAGATGGCGGAGGTAAAAGACGCTTTTGAACTCTCTTCTGGTACGGCGAAGGAGACGGTATACGCCCAGTATGCAAATAAATTAAAGGCCCTGGCTAATGAGGCTAGGAAGGAATCGGTAGCCATAAAAGAAATAGACTATAATCCTAATGCTGCTAAGACATATAGGGATGAGGTAGAATCTTTAAACGGCAAGCTGGCTATAGCCATATCCAATAGCCCCAAGGAAAGGATGGCTATGCGAATGGCTAATAGCATATATGATGCTGTGCGTGCTGACAATCCGTCAATGACACCTGATCAAGAAAAAAGAGAAAGAGGAAAAGCAATTAATCGCGCAAGAGCTGCTGTTGGTGCAAAAAAGAAAAAAATAGAAATAAGTGATAAAGAATGGGAAGCCATACAAAACGGGGCCATTACCAAGACCAAGCTGGAGAAGATTATAAATAATGCGGACCTAGACTCTATAAGAGCCAAGGCTATGCCTAAGGCTGCCAGTCGCTTATCTAATGCACAAAACATTAGGATTAAATCAATGGCTGCCAGTGGCAACTACACTCTTAAAGAGATAGCGGACGAATTTGGAGTATCTGTCACCACCATATCAAAGGCAATAAAAGGAGGAGAATAAGCATGAATCAAGAGCAAGAACCTATACATGGCAATTACATGCTTACAACAAATGACAATCCTTATGATCCTTTTGTTGACTTTGACAAATGGTACAATTTTGACGTTTCTCATGGCTATTACACTTGTCAAATTTTAGGCGCTTTAGCTTTAACTTCTGATGGTGTTTCAGAAGCTATTAATAGTGCAAACATTGACGAAGCAGTTCGTTCAATTTTAAGTACTGATTACGAGAATTTGTATAAAATTGTTTACGAAAAAAATTAAAGTTTTTAAACAATTTTTAAACAAAAATTTTAAAACAAAAAATTTTAAAACAAAAAATTTTAAAACAAAAATTTTAAAACAAAAAAGTTTTAAAACAAAAAATTTTAAAACAAAAAATTTTAAAACAAAATTGTAAAAAGTTTTAAAGTTGTTTAAACAAAGAGCTTAATTGCAAAATTTTTTC